AGTTGATGGTAAGCCTAAGTTAGGTCGTCCTAAGAAGGCAGACATTGCAAAGAAGAAGAAGCCTGGAGTTGTTGGTCGTCCTGTAGGTGATGCTGGTCGTATAGCCGAGTTTAAGGCACGGCTATTAGCAACTGCTGGCGACAGTGTGATTACAAAGATTATTGAAACTGCTTTGACTGATGGACATCCAAGTCAAGGTGCGATGTTAAAGTTCTGTGGCGAGAGGTTACTACCCTTGTCCAGTTTTGAGAGTAAAGCTGGTGGTGGTACTCCTACCATCAGTATTAATATTAGTGGTATCACTAGCCCTACGGTATCTGCAGAAGAGAATATTATTGAAGCAAACATCACGGATGTAGAGGACACCAGCAATGGCTGAACTCAACTTCCAGTTACTTAAGTGGCAACAAGAGGTCTTCAAAGACCCTACACGATTTAAGGTTATTGCTGCTGGTCGTCGTTGCGGTAAGTCACGATTATCTGCAGTAACTCTGTTGATTGAAGGTTTGAATTGTCCAGAGGGTTCAAGTGTGATGTATGTTGCACCGACACTCGGACAAGCAAGAACGATTATGTGGGACTTGTTGATGGACTTAGGTCGTCCTATTATCAAGTCTGCACACATTAACAATTTAGAGATTACTCTTGTTAATGGTCGTAAGATATTAGTTCGTGGTGCTGATAACCAAGACTCTCTCCGTGGTGTGTCTTTGACATACTTGGTAATGGACGAGGTAGCTTTTATTAAGCCAGAGATTTGGGAGAAGGTACTTCGTGCTGCTTTGTCTGATAAAAAAGGTAGAGCTATGTTCATCTCTACTCCGTCAGGAAGAAACCACTTCTATGACTGGTATCAGCTAGGACAAAGTGGAGAAGATGAAGATTGGAAGTCTTGGCACTTTACCACGGCTGACAATGAAACCATCGACAAGAAAGAGATTGAAGCTGCTAAGAGGACTCTGTCCAGCTTTGCGTTCAATCAGGAATATATGTCTTCATTCAACAATGCTGGTGCAGGGTTGTTCAAAGAAGAATGGATTAAGTTTGGCGAAGAGCCTACTCATGGTTCTTGGTACATCGCAGTGGACTTATCAGGCTTTGAAGAGATAGGTAAAAAGAACGGTAATAAACGGTTAGACAAGTCAGCTATTGCTTGTGTTAAGGTTACTGACGAAGGTGAGTGGTTTGTTGATAAGATTGAACACGGTAGGTGGACAACGGAAGAAACAGCAAACCGTATTTTAAAGAACATTGAACACTACCGTCCTCTTGCTGTTGGTATTGAAAGAGGAATTGCTAAACAAGCTGTTATGGGTCCGTTAATGGATGCAATGCGTAGACATAACTGTTATGCACATATTCAAGACCTAACTCATGGAAATCGTAAAAAGCAAGACAGGGTTGTTTGGGCTTTACAAGGTCCTTTTGAACATGGTAGAATAACGCTTAACGATGAAGGTGATTTTGATTTATTTGTGGACGAGCTTTTAATGTTTCCAACTCCGCAAGTGCATGACGACACAGTAGATGCTTTATCGTATATTGAACAGATAGCTATTGTAAGTCCTCGTTTTGATGATTCAGATGATGACTGGCAGCCTTTGGACATAATATCAGGATTTTAATGAAACAGTGTAAGAAATGTTCAGTTACAAAAGACTTGGTTTTATTTAATAAAGATAAAACAAGAAAAGACGGTTACCACTGTTATTGTAAAGAATGTGCTAAAGAATCTAAAAAAGAAGCATACTCTAAGAAAAAAGACTATTACACACAAAAGAGTCAAGCGTGGAAAAAGAATAATCCACAAAAGGTATTAGCTAGTGCTAAAAAAGGAAGACAGAAACACAAAGCAAGAAGACTAGCTGACTGGATGCACTACAACACAAGAAAACTAAATGCGTGTCCGCTTTGGCTTAGTAAAGAGCAACGAACTAAGATTGAGAATATTTACAAGTTTGCAAAGTTTATGGAAGAGTTGAGTTTAGGGTCTATTAAGTATCATGTAGACCATATTATTCCACTACGAGGAGACAATGTTTGTGGTCTTCATGTTCCTTGGAATTTACAGATTTTAAATGCCAGAGATAACTTAAGTAAAGGAAATAGATACAATGGCTGAAAAACAAACAAGTGTTCAATGGGACGCTCCAACAGAGTCCGATAATGAACTTACTCAATTTGTGGTTTCTCATACGGATAGATGGAGAGACCATCGAGACACTAACTACCTAGAAGACTGGAAAGAATACGAGCGTATCTTCCGTGGTCAGTGGGCTGCAGAAGACAAGACTCGTGAATCAGAGCGTAGCCGTATCATCAGTCCTGCCACACAACAAGCTGTAGAAACTCGCCATGCTGAGATTGTTGAAGCAATCTTTGGTAACGGTGAATACTTTGACATCTCTGACGACATCATGGACTACAACGGTAATCCAATGGATGTAGAAGAGATGAAGTTGAAGCTACAAGAAGACATGGACAACAAAGGTAAGATTAAGAAAGCTGTTGACCAAGTTGAATTGATGGCTGAGATTTATGGTACTGGTATTTGTGAGATGGTAGTTAAGCAAGAGAAAGAACTTGTACCATCAACCATGCCTATTCCTGGCTCACAGCAAGCTGCTTACGGTGTAACAGAGAAGGACTACTTCTGTGTGAAGTATATGCCTGTCAATCCTAAGAACTTCTTGATTGACCCTAACGCTACATCAGTGGATGATGCAATGGGTGTTGCGGTTGAGAAGTTTGTATCTATTCACAAGATTGTTGAAGGTATGGAGAAGGGTATCTATCGTAAGGTAGACATCGGTCCATACGGTGTGGATGACGACTTAGAGCCAACACAAGAGATTACACAGTACCAAGACGACAAAGTAAAGCTATTGACTTACTATGGTCTTGTTCCTCGTGAATACTTAGAGCAGTTAGAGAACGAAGGTGATGAGGTTGTTGACTTATTCCCTGAAGATTCTACAGCTGATAACTACTCAGGTTTGGTAGAAGCCATTGTTGTTATTGCTAACGATGGTTTATTACTCAAAGCTGAAAAGAACCCATACATGATGGAAGACCGTCCTGTTGTAGCTTACCAAGATGACACAGTGCCTAACCGCTTCTGGGGTCGTGGTACAGTAGAGAAGGCATACAATATGCAAAAGGCTATTGATGCACAGCTACGCAGTCACTTAGACAGCTTGGCATTGACCACAGCTCCAATGATTGCGATGGACGCTACTCGCTTACCTCGTGGTTCTCGTTTTGAAATCAAACCTGGTAAAGCTATTCTTACCAACGGTGCTCCTTCAGAGATTCTATTCCCATTCAAGTTCGGTGAGACAAGTCAGAACAACGCTGCAACTGCTAAAGAGTTTGAAAGAATGTTGTTGCAAGCCACTGGTACTTTGGACAGCCAAGGTGTAGTGTCTCAAGCTTCTCGTGATGCTTCAGCTGCTGGTATGTCTATGGCTGTTGCTGGCATCATCAAGAAGTACAAGCGTACACTAACAAACTTCCAAGAAGACTTTATGATTCCTTTGGTCAAGAAGTCTGCTTTCCGCTATATGCAGTTTGACCCTGAGCGTTATCCTTCTGCTGACTTCAAGTTCTTACCGACTGGTTCACTAGGTATCATGGCTCGTGAGTACGAACAGTCACAGATGATTGGTTTGTTACAGACTTTAGGACCTGATACACCTGTATTACCAGTGTTGTTGAAGGGTATTATCGGTAACTCTAGCTTGGCTAATCGTGCTGAATTGATGGCTACTTTAGACCAAATGAGTCAACCTAACCCTGAGCAACAACAAATGGCTCAGATGGCACAGCAAATGCAGATGGAACAGCAACAAGCAACTACTGCTTCTCTACAAGCAAGAGCACAAAGAGACCAAGCAGAAGCTCAGAAGACAGTTGTTGAGACACAATTGCTACCTGAAGAGCTAAAAGCCAAGGTAATCAGCTCACTTTCTACTAACATTGACGGGCAACAACAAGACAATGAGTTTGAAAAGAGAGCCAGAATTGCTGATTTGATGCTAAAAGAGAAAGACATCAACAACAAAGGCAAGATTGTTGAGATGCAGATGCAAAAACAATCAAATATGTAAGAAATAGCTTGACTTTTTCTGATAGTTGTGGTAGACTGACGAAATAATGTGGTTTTAATACAACATTCTCCAACAAAAGGACAAAGAATGGTAGATAAAGAGTTACAAAAGTATTACGAGGACAGGTTTAGCCTGTTTTCAACACCTGGTTGGCAGGACTTGATGGACGATGCACAGAAGATGTTTGATGCACTCAATCAAGTTCTCCCGATTCAGAATGAAACTGAATTACACCTAAAACGAGGTCAATTAGACATTCTTAACTGGATTCTAAACCTCAAGAGTGTGTCAGAACAGTCCTATGAACAACTCATGTCGGGAGACAGCAGTGCGTAGGATGTATGAGCATATGTGTCCAGCAGGACATATTACAGAGCACTATGTCAATTATGAGATGACAGAAGTGCCTTGTACCGTTTGTGGTACTGATGCTAGTCGGATTATCTCCGCACCTAGAGTAGAGCTTGATGGAACAGACCCAGTGTATGTCTCCGCATACGATAGGTGGGCTAAAAGACATGAAGACAAAGCAAAGCAGGAACGCAAACAAAACATAGCCTAAGATACCTCGCAAGAGCCTTAGAACATAAATCCTAAAATCACTTGATTAAGTCAAGCTAGACAGGAGTACTTTAAATGGCAGCAAACTTTATTGAACAGGACGAACTGTTTAACGGTAGTGAAGAAGAAGTAGTACAAGATGTTACAACCCCAGTCCCAGACACAACTAGTGCGGACAATACTGAAGTGGTTGACACAGCACCTGAACCAGTAGAAGAATTACCAGAGAAGTACAAAGGTAAGTCAGCTATTGAGATTGCTAAGATGCACCAAGAAGCTGAGAAGCTAATCGGTCGTCAAGCTAATGAGGTGCATGAAGTACGAAGTCTTGCAGACCAACTGTTAAAACAACAACTCGAAGCCAACAAGAAA